ATGCGGAACAGGCCACGCTGCGGCTGCCACACCTCGTGATCGTGCAAGCCGCACTGGCTGACAAGTCGCCACGTTGGGCCCTCGCCCTCGATTAGCACCGCTCCGTCGTATTCGGGATCGCCCACCAGGGCCTCGTAAGAGCCCTGCGCGTAGCCCAGTCGATCGGTGCAGATTCCGTAGCGAGTGAACAGCTCACCGCTGCGGTAGCCGTAAGCCATGGTGCGATAAAGAGCTTTGGTCATTGGTTTGCAGTTGCAAGGTGTGCGGTGTGGTTGATCAGTCGTGGCAGGTGAGGCCCCAGCCGGCCGCAATGGCACGGCGAGCGGCCCTGCACTCGGCAGCCAGCTGAGGCCTGTTACTGAGGCGGTGGCCGTCATTCCGCTCCGCCAGACAAGCCAGCGCGCCGAGATTGCAAAACAGGTGCCGAATCGCTGCAGGATGTGGATCAAGATCAGCTGCGCACCGCAGCGATTCGGCGGCCTCAGCACACCAGCCCATAAAGTCTCGGCCCCTGTAGGTGTCGTTGGCCACCAGGGCCGCGCCGCGCTGAGCTGGTGTCAGCAGTTGATAGAGAGATTGCATCGGAGGGGTTGCAAGGTTCACAAGTGGGAGCCAGTGAGGCCCCTAGAGAGGCCCCGTAGGGCCTCCGTAGGAGCTTCAAATCAGGCAGGCCGCCACTGCACCCCAAGGCGAGGGCCCATCACCAGCTGGAAGTCCGGATAGGTGTCGGCCACGTCTTCCAGCTCGCCCTTCCACACCAGTGCAGAAGCGCACCTTTCGTCGTCGTAACGGCCGACCGTCTCGGCCCAGTCGCGCAGAAGCTCAGTCGCTTCGTATTTGCTGAGCGCGTATTTCACGTCAGTGCCAGAAGGGCAGGCCCAGTTGCCGGATTCGGCGTGCAGTTGAACGGTGTAGGTCATTGTTCGTGGTGGTGATGGTTGACGTGTGGCAATGCAGGGCCACTAAGAGGCTGAGCAGCAAAACGCCACGTTTTGGGCCACGGCCTTAGCGGCCTTGCCACGGCTCAGGTAGTGACCGTTTTGCAGGCCTGCCAGGAAAATCTTCATCTGCGGCGCAGTGCACGGCCCGCTCAGGTCATCACCCGCGCCAGCGTTATTGACAACCTGGAATAGGTGATAAAAGCCGTTCTGCCGCACAAGGCGCAGCGCTCCCACCACAAAGCCCTCAGGGCCTGCGTGGAACTGCTGCGGCAGCTCAAGAGCATCGTTCACACAGGAAAGGCAGTAGCGCAGGTGCTCAACAGTGATTCGGGTCATCGTTCGGATTGCAAGGTGTGCGGATGTGGTGCTGATCAGGATCCAACCCACCAGTAGGTGGTGCGCGGTGCCCACTTAGGCAGCAAACCGGGCGGCAGCAGTAGGCAAAGACGGATCAGACCCAGCTGCAGGTACAGCTCAGGGCACTTGCACCAGTGCTGCCTGGTGCACAGACGGAGCGACCAGTGCCAGCACTGCGAGGTGCTGAGCTGCAGGCGACGGATCCCAAACCCGTTCAGCCAGCACACGTCGAAATAGCCGGGATAGGAGCGGTTGATCACGGTCATCAGTCCAAATACAAGGTGCATCACAGCCGCATCACGCAGCTGCATCACCATCCTGCACACGCCATTGCCACTTGTCAACAGTCAAGTGCAACGCAACTCAGCAAGCCCAGTCGCCACAAGCCCTCACCCGCACCTCTCACCCCTTGCCACCCCATCACCACACCCCAGCTGCACGCCCCCTGGCATCCACCACACACCCCTCCAGCCCGTCACCACCACCACACCCCACACAGCTCCCCCTGGCCCTCCCACGCACACCTCAAAGGCACCCGTGATCACCACGCCTCACCGGGCCCGGCAGGGCCCTTCCTTTCTTCCCTCCCCATCACCTAACTGACACACATTCATCAGCACTTCCGCATCACCTAACGCAGCACTCCCGCATCACTCACCCGCTGCACTTGTGGTGCACTCCCGCTGCACTCATGTTGCAGGTGATTCGCAGCAGTTGCGTGATGCTGGGTCGGCTGCAGTTTGTATGCAATAAGGGCTGCAATCGTATGTGAGAAGTGTAGCACAACACGGCTGCAGTTGGAGGAGTTGCGGATGCACTCGATTGCCTATCGAGAGAGAACACAGTCAGGGACTGGCCTGTTGCGCGGCCAGGAGAACGATGTGTAGGGCCTAGGTGAGCACGGACCCCCCATGGGGGACGTGCGATCACGCACACATACGTATAGCCACACAGGAATTAGCAGCGGGATTGCAACGGGATTGAGGCGGCCTACGCACAAGTGAATCAAGGAGTGAAACACAAGTGACGCAGGTGTGTTGTTATGCGTTCTTTATCTGCAGTAATGGGCTACATAGGTTTTCACATACGTGCAACACGTGAATAGCACATGATTAACACGTGATTAGTTAAGGAATAACATTTTGAATGACAGTTTGATTAACACACGTGTTGTCTATAGAAAAAGATTAGGGCCCTCCCGGGCCCGGTCAGCCACGGGCTGAGCGAGGCTGTTTCGGATTTTGTTCTCCGAAGTTATGGGGTGTTACTCCTTGAGGCACCTGAGTGATGCTGCTGTGCCTTAAGGGTGTTGCACACGTGAATCACTTGTGAGTCTATGCACGTGTGTCAACCTGTTGCCACGTGGCAATGCTCAGGGGATGACGGACGGGTTGGATTGGACGAAGCTTCTGGATCCGGCCCTAGGAGGCCCAGGAGAACCCCCTGGCAGGCCTGAGCTGGTGCAACTACTGCAGGAGGAGCGGAGGGCCCTTCCTGAGGCTTCTGGAGGGGAGGTGGTGAAGAAGCGGAGGAAGACACGTGGCAAGCGTTGAGCAAGGGCAATAGGCTCAACAGATGCAACAAGCCATCCCACTGCCGCAGTTCATCACGCTCCTGATGCGTGAACTGCTGATGGCTGATGCACCCACACCGGTACAGCTACAGATCTGTGACTACCTGGAGAACGGACCGAAGCGTCGGGTGATCGCTGCCTTCCGTGGTTGTGGCAAGAGCACCCTCTCCGCCATGTACCTGTTGTGGAAGCTGTATCACGACCCTGACGAGAAGATCCTCGTCATCTCCGCCTCCATGTCCCGTGCTGAGGCCATGACGGCATGGATGCTCCAGACCATTGGCCGGGTGTCCTGGCTGAAGCGCATGGAGCCCGACTCCCATGACGGGCGTTACTCCAGGATCAACTTCGACGTCGGCACCTGCCGGAACATCGAGCAGAGCCCGAGTGTCCGCGCTGCGGGAATCACAGGACAGATCACTGGCTCCCGTGCCAGCACGATCCTGGTGGACGACTGTGAAACCCCCCAGACCTGTCTGACACAGGTGCAACGCGAGAAGCTCCGCGGGTCCCTGAACGAGCTCGAGGCCATCCTCAAACCCGGTGCTGGGCCTGAGATCGTCTACCTCGGCACGCCGCACAGCAGCACTGACTCGATCTACTTCGCTCTGCAGCGCGAGCTCAACTACTCGATGCGGATGTGGCCCGCTCGAGTCCCTGCTGACACCACCCCTTACAAAGGGGCCCTGGCTCCGCTGATTGAACGCCGTGTCGGTCAGGCCAACGGCAGGCCCACCGATACCCGCTTCAGCGACGACGAGCTGCTCCAACGTGAGCTCTCCATGTCGCCCATGCAGTGGAAGCTCCAGTTCCTCCTCGATGCCACCCTCAGCGACATTGAGCGCTATCCGCTCCGCTGTGCTGACCTGATGGTCTCCACCGTGGATCAATACCTCCCTGAGGTGGTGGTCTACGAGAAGGCCAAGCACCTGGCCCTTGATGACCTGCCCTGTGTGGGGATGGCGCATGACCCGCGCTTCTACCGCCCAGCTCAAGTTGAGGGCACAGTGCCCGCAGGAGAGGTGCCCACCGTCATGGCCCTTGACCCCTCCGGTGGGGGCTCTGACGAGTTCGCTTGGGCCATCGTCAAAGCATGGGCTGGCAACTACTACCTGATGGAGTCAGGTGGTCGCCTGGGGGGCGTTGGCGAGAGCTTGTGGCAGAAGATCGCCTCCCTGGCCAAGCAACACCACGTCAACGAGATCCTGGTCGAGACAAACTTCGGCGGCCTCGAGGTGTACGCCCAGCTCCTCAAGCCCTACCTGGTGAAGGCCGGAGCGCAGTGCCGGGTGGAACCGATCCGCTCCAACCAACGCAAGGAGCTGCGGATCATCGACACCCTGGCCCCGGTGATGCAGACCCACCGGATGGTGGTGGATCGCCGTGTCGTTGAAGCTGATGCAGAACTGCTGAAGGCCGCTGTCGAGGACAAGGACAGCTCCTATAGCCTCTTCTATCAAATGACCCGCCTTACAGCGGATCGCGGCAGCCTGCTGCACGATGACCGCCTGGATGCCTGGGCGATGTGCATCCAGTGGTTCCAGCAGCAAGCGGCGCAGGACCAGCGCTCACAGCAGCAGGCCCGGTTGAAGGAGATGCTTGAAGCTGAAGTCGCTGACTTCCGCGGCCGTGTGCTGATGACCGCCGATCGGGCTGCGATGGGCATGTCCCTCGAGCAGGCACGCATGGCGGACGCTGGTGGTTCGTACAGCTGGATCTGATGGCTGATCTCGTCAACCACCCGCCGCACTACACCGCTGGTCAGATCGAGACGATCGACTACATCGAGGACTGCGTGCAGCACGCCCCTGACCCGGTGGTGGGCGGTCTCCAGTGGCAGGTGCTCAAGTACCTCGGCAGCAGGCTGTGGCTCAAGGGCAGCACGCTGCAGGACGCCAAGAAGGCCCGCTTCTATCTCGATCGTTTAATCGCCAAACTGGAGGCCGAACACTCAAACGGTGGCAAGTGACCTACAACCCCAAGTGGCGCGTTGAGGACGAGCGCCGGCTCCAGTGGCTGGACAAGCTGTACAGACTGGACGGACGGCACCATGACAGCCACCCGAAGCACGCGACGTACACCGGGCTGGCTCTCAAGTACGGCACGATGCCGTGGAAGGTGGGCTAAGAAGCTGGTCGGGCTTCCAGCCTCACCTCAGGGGGACGTTGATGTCGTATCCCGAGCGCGGGGTGATCAGGCCTGCTTTAAGTGCAAGCTCGATCAGGTTCGATGCGGCCTCCCCGCCGCCGTAGGCATCGGGGTAGACGTTGCGACCGTCAATGTTGAAACGACCCTGCTCCAGGTCATCAAACTTGTACCGATCTCGGATCCGGTTGTTCTCGATCGTGAAGGATCCCAAGGTCAGTTTCACGTCATCCGGTAGGTGCTTCGAGTAAGCCTCCCGGTGAGTCACTGACATATTGGAGCGATCAGCCAGGCCGTGCTGGTCGATGATCTTCAGGCGCTCCTCCCTGCTGATCTTGGGTTTGGGGTTGATGGCTTCCAGCGCATTGCTGACGCCAGCTTTCTTGCTGAGCTTTTCCAGCTCTTTTCCCAACTTGCGCAGTGTCTCTAGCTCTTTCTCAGACGGAGGCCCTTGCCCTGCTTCAGCTCTGTCTCGAAGGTCGGACTGCAATGAGTAGACCTGCTGGGCAACGCCCAAGAAGGCCTTGAAGGTCGGATTGGTTTCCGTGTAAATCTTGTCCACCTTCTCGTTGGTGGATGAGATGGCCAGGTCATCAAGGGCGCTGACGATTGCCCGCTTCCCCTCTTTTGGGTAAGCCGTCAGGGGTTTGTCTGTGTTGGTGAGGTAGCGGGCGAACATGGCCTCCTTTGCGGGAAGCACGCCGGACTCGATTCCCTGGTCGATGGCAGGCACGATGGCCAGATCGCGCAATGCCTTGGCTGCTCGCTTTGGTGCTTGCTGTACGGCCTGCGTGACCTGGCGAACTGGCTTGCTCAGCGGATTAGCAACGCCTCCTCCGGGCAGCCAGCCGCCCAGCGCTTTGTCCGCCTGCTGGTACAGCCCGCCCAGATTTAAGCCCGCGACCTGATCTGGCGAGTAGTTGTCCTCTGGCTTGTCAACGAACGTCAGCGCCATGACTAACGCCCCTGGCCGCGGTAGGCCTTCTTTCCTCGCTTCGGCTTACTGCCGCGGCCTGAGCCCTGGGTGGTTTTGTGGTGGACGGGCTCCTTGCGCTGGACTGCGCCGGTGCCGACTTTTGCGCGGACTGCCATGTCAGTTCAGAGCGGAGAGAGCGTCGCGGAGATTTGCCTGCCTGAGTTTCTTCTCCTTCTCCTGAGCCAGGTGGTGGCTGGTGACGAAGCAGCAGTTGGTGAACCCGTCTTCGGTCAGGCAGACCTTGATCAGCTCGGGTTCGATGCAGTTGATGTTGAGCATCAGTCGGGGGTCATGGTCATGAGACGTTCCAGCTCCTCTGGAGTAGGCATCGCAGCGCGTATGTCTTGAATCGGGACGGACGCTTCGATAGTTGTCGTGATGTTGTTGTCCTTGAGGAAACGCATCCCTGCTTGTATCCCCGCGAGGCGCTCGCGCGGATCATCTGACTGGAGCATTTCTTTAATGCTTGCGCCAACTAGCCCATGTATTTGGGCCAGGAAGTCTTCCGAAGCGCGTGACACAGAGCTACCCTCGGGATGTACTTGACACCATTCAAGCAATGGCCGGCAAAAGCTGTAAGGGCAAGGGCTCCAAGGGCGGCGGTAAGAAGGCGTACTGATGGACGCCGGCCAGATTGCACCCAACGTCTGGCGTGTTGAGGACGCCGATCCTCAGTACACCTACATGGCGATCTGGCGCTGCACGTCGCAGCAGATTGTGCGGTTCTTCACCAACGTGGAGGCCGCCAAGAACTTCGCAAACAACGGACGAGCCGAGAGCAACTGATGTACAGCGGTGAGCGCCAGATCGTGAACGTCGGGCCCAGCGGCCCGTTGCGCGACTACCGCTCGCCTGAGCAGGCCGGACGTAACGCGGCCCTGCCGTATCAGCAGATTGCTTCGTTCCTCGACAACTTCGTCAAGACCGCCAAGCCGGTGTACGACGCCTACGTCAGTGGGCAGGTGGCGAAGGAACGGGCCACGATCATGGCCCAGCCCGAGATGCTGGACGCCTATCGCCGTGGCGACGAGGAGGCCAAGGCGTTCATTGGTGCGCTGCGTCCGCAGACCAGAGATTTCGTCAACAACTCGGTCGCTGACGCGGGGGTTGAGCAGTACAACCGCACGTTGCCGGTGCTGGTGACGCGCGATCCGGTGCTGACTGGTGCGCCGCCTGATGGCGTGTCAGAGGCGGAGTTCGCCAAGACGAAGGCCCTGCGCTTCAAGGAGCTCGAGGAGAAGGCTGCGCAACAGGCCGGCTTCGACACGATTGACCCTGAGTGGCTGGGGACGAAGATCCCGCAGATCCAGCAGGTCAACGCTGCCACCAAGGCGTTTGCCTACAGCAAGCAGGTTGAAGCGCTGGATAAGCGCGACAGCGATGCGATGGCTCGCGGGATGGGCTCGCGTCTATTCGAGCTCAACGAGACAAGACGGCAGGCGCTGCAGAACAGCCGTTACGAAGACTTTGCCGCCGGTCTTGATGAGTGGTGGGGCCGCAATCTCGAGCAGTGGCAAGAGACACGCACGCCGCAGCAGATCCTCGACATTACGTGGCAGGGCTTCTCGCAGAAGTACAACGAGCTGCTGCAAGGCGGTGAGTTGGCGGACGTCGATGCTGCCGAGCAGCTGTTATCGACGACGACTGCGCTGTCGCTGTCGAAGGTAAAGCTGAAGTCTGGGCAGAGCCTGGGCGAGATGAGCTTCCAAGACGGCAGCACACTCGGGTCAAAGCTGGCTGAGCTGCGGCTGAAGCTCAAGCCGATGCGAGACAAGCTCGAGGAAGACGAGCGCTGGCGGCAGACCATGCCGCTGTTCCAGCAGGCAATGCAGCCCGGTGCTGCAGATGCGGTGCGTGCACAGGCTTCGGCGATGTTGCCGTCGGTCTTCAGTGACCCGCGGCAGATGATGCAGGCCTATTCGATGTTGAATCAGGCTGGCGGTATTGCCGATCAACCGACACAGGCCCAGCAGCAGACGATGGCGTTGCTGCAGATGGAGCTGAACAAAGACGGCCTGAACTACGAGCAGAAGAAGAACCTTGTGCTTAACGCCCCTGGCCTGACCTGGGAGCAACGGTTGAAGTTTGCGCCACAGGTGCAGGCAGAGCCTGGGCAGGAAGCGCGGACAGTTGCCGGCGCGCGGAGTTACAACCAGCTCGAGATTCAGCAGTCAGGCGAGGCGATTGCTCAGGCCTACGCAGCTGCCAAGGCGAATGGGCGATACGAGCGAGAGGCCGTTGTTCCTGACGCTGATACGGCAGCGCGAAACGCAGCTATTGCAGCGACAAGGATGACGGAGCAGCGGATTCAGCAGATGAAAGAGCAGGGCAAGATGCCCAGTGCTGATGAGACTGCTGCGATTTTCCGCAACGAACTGGATGCTTACACGCGGTCGCGACTTCGTGTTGTTGGCGAGTTTGCGTCAAAGCGTCCCCAGAACTTTGCTGCGGTTGTCACCGGCGAGCTGGACGCAGTGCGCCAGAACCTGATGCGCAATGGCGGTCAGCCGAGTGTGGAGGTGTTCCCGGAGGCCGTGCGGCAGCGTGCAGCACAACAGGGTTATCCCAACACCTACGTCGGGGTGCAGCGCTACTTCCTGAACCGGATGAAGAGCGCATTGGAAGACGACGGACAGGGTGGCCAGAGGCAGGTGTTCCCGGATCCGGCGAAGGCCTATCGGGACACGATGAGGTCGGTGAAGGGTGGTGAGCAGTCGCAAATTGCCCCTCAGCAGAGCCCGTTGCGCCTGGACAACAACCCTGGCTTCGTTGGGCTGCGGAAGATTGGAGAGGGGCTTCAGTGGCTTACTGACAAGCTGGGCCTCAAAGACCGCTATCTGCAGCAAACAGGTCAGTCACCCAAGCCGCAGACACCTGCAAAGCCGCAGCAAACATCTGCGCAACCGCAGCAGAACCTGCCGGAGCAGCTGATTGGCGGTGCGTTGAACTTGTTGGTGGGGGCATCACCCGCCGCGGCCGGTGAGATGCCCAAGGGCGGCACGACTCAGCCAAATAGAACTCCGCAGCAGAGCACGGTTGGCCTTGAGAACATCCCGATCCTGGCTGAATTGATGAAGCTGCCTGGCCGTGCAGCGCAGACGCTGGGAATCACCACTCCTGTGTTGCCTCAGACGGCGGCTGGAGTGCCTGTCCGTCCGGTGCCGTTGGCCATCAACAACGACATGCACCCATTGTTTGTGGCGATCGGGATCAACGAGGGCACGCGCACGCCGAACGGCGGATACACCAAGGCGTACTACGGCCACCGCGATCCCGGTAACGGCGCGTTCAATGTCGGCACTGTGAGTGGCCAGCAAGGTGGGAGCCCCCAGGCGACGGATCAGCGTTGGGCAGGAATCCTTAGCCAGACCATGTTGTCTGCGACGCCGATCTTGGTCCGCGGCGGCTTGCCGCAGAACAGCGTCGGATTCCAGCGGATGCTGTTCAACATTGCGGACCTGAAAGTGCAGGCTCCAGCGGCCGTGCCTGATTTCATCAAGCGTCTACCGCAGATCGTGCGCCAGGGCGTGACGATCGAAGCGATTGCCAAGGCACGGGCGGATTCGTTCATCAATCCGGCGACCGGACGCCTTGAAGCAGCCGGATTCGGCAACAACTACCAGACCTTGCTGCGGGATCAACGGTCCCGAGCAGGGACCTGGGATTACAAGCGGAGACTCTGATGCCAGCTCGTTACGACGCCAAAACCGGTCGCTGGGTCTACGACGATCCGCTGGCACCGGTCGCCACTGCCAACGCAATGCCTGCTGTCGGGTCCAGCCCTGAAGAGCAGAGCAACTTCTTCTCGCAACGAAATAGCCAGATGAACCTGCAGACAGGCGAGGCCCTGTCGCAGCAGAACGCTGAGCGTCGCCCGATGTTTGCGGAGAACCCGCTGGGCGAGGCGTTCAACATCGCGGCCAATGCCGGCACCGCCTTGGTGACGGATTACCTGGACCTGGCAGCAGGCCTGGGTGATTTGGCCGTGCAGTCCCAGCAATACGTGGCGGGGCAAGGCTTCAACTGGGACAAGGTGCTGGACGACAGCGACAACCCGTGGACGAAGTGGCGCCGGCAGCAGTTTGAGCCGAAGAGCCAAGCGGGCCAGCTGGTTAGCAATGTGGTGCGGGTGGGCGTCAGCCTGCTGACCTTGCCAAAGGTGGCGGCCAAGGGTGTGACGCTGCCGTTGCAGGCCGCAAAACGGGTGCCGGTTGTTGGTGGCGCAGCGGGTGCCGCACTGAAGGGCATCGACAAGGTGAGCGATGCCTACAAAGGCCTCACCGCTGTGGACGGCGCCGGCGATACGATGACCGCGCTGCAAGGCCTGCGTCGGACGGTCCCGAACGCCTCGAAGGACGCCAAGCTCCTGGACAGCGTTACCCGGAACGACTGGCTGTTCGCCACCTACGACGACGTAGGCCGTGCCATTCAGGGTGGCAAAGCTGAGCTGACCGGTGTTGCGGACTGGTTTGACAACGTGCGGCGCAGCACCGCGGCACTGACGCAGCTCGGCAAGGCCAGCACACCGCAGAAGATCAAGACGATTGGTGAGGCGCTGGCGTGGGACGCCTTCGTGGCGTTCAACGTCTACGGCGAGGGCGACGCCGAGATGGATGAGACCTTCTCGGACTTCCTGGCCAGCTTCGACAACCCGATTGCACAGACCATCGGCTCGCCGCTGGCGACGATGGCTGAGGACAACGCGCTGACGCGGAAGTTCAAGCAGATGATCGAGGGCATTGCGATGGCAGTGCCGATCAACGCGGCGTTCGACATGTACCGGGTGTACCGGTACTCGAAGAACTTCAAGGCTGGCAGCGATCAGGTGAAAGCCGAGATGCTGCGGCGGCTGGGTGGTTCTTCGCAGGAGATCGGGGACAGCATCGGCCGCTCGGTGATGCCGTTGCTTCCGCCAGGTCGTTTGACGACCGACGAGCTGTTTGAGTCGCTGAACCTGCAGCGGCAGGCGGCGGATCAGCAGGCCGGCCTTGCCCAGCAGCAGGTTGACCTGCAGCAGTGGATGACGAACCGCTTGCAGGCGCAGCAGTCTGCTGCTGATGCAATGCAGCAGGGCATGGATTCGCCTGTGCCTGGCATGTCACAAGGTGCGTTTGACGAGGCAGCCATGCGTGCCGCAGGTGGTCGCACCTTGGCAGGCGCACCTGATCCGCAGGCACTGCCTGGCACCGGCGTCAACACAATGCAGCTCCCTGCTGCAGAAGGTCAGGTGGGCCAGCCCGGGGCTGATCCGGCTGGATTACTTGGCGCTGGTGGTCCGCCGGTCCCTGTGACCCCAGGGGTGGTGCCCGTCACCGTGCGTGACTTGGGTGGTGCTGTACCACGGCCACCTGAGCCGGTGGTGACACCGCAGACGATCCGCAACGGCTTTGCGCAGGATGCGCTGCGGGTGATGCGCGAAATGAACGAGCTCACCTTCGTGGAGGGCGCCGATGGCGTCTTCACACAACTGAGCAACACCATCAAACGCTCTTTGCCCCGCACCCGTGTGGACGCACTGGAGTATCTGCAGAACTTCCCGCCGCAACTGAACGAGGTGGGGATGCCCAATGGCATCGACTCGATCTGGACGAACTTTCTGTACGACCGCGGACTGCAGGAAGGTTGGGCAAGCATCGACCCGGATACGTTCCAGATCCGTTTCAACCGGGCCAAGGCAGCTGAGTTTGACCGCTCGAGCGCTGTGATCCGCCAGGCGGAAGCACTGGATCAGGCCCGGCAGATCGACGAGTTCAACACTGAGCTGGTCGATGTGGCCGAAAGCTTCAAGGCAGCGCAGCAGGAACAGCCTGTTCCGATTGATGCGCAGCAGTCCGCTCGGCTGGCGGAGATGGAGCAGGACCCCGCGCTGCGTCTTGCAGCAGAGGAGGCTGCTGCCGCGGCCGACGAGGTGGACCGGCTGGATGCGTCAGAGGCGCTGCGGCTGTCTGAGGCGGAGCTGCTGCAGGTCAGTGGCCGTATGGGCGATGAAGAGGTTGTCCGCGAAATGCTGGGCACAACCCTT